TTTGCTGGCGATTATGGACATTATGATTTGGACATGCCGTCACAACTCATTATTGCTGCCTTCAAATGTCTTATTAACATTGCTGTTGAATGTGGAGATTACACTGAGGATGAAGTTACTATCATGAAGGGTGTTGCGACTGAAGTTGCCTTTTCGTGTGTGGCATACAATGGAGATGTAATTATTCACTGTGGTTCTAATCCTTCTGGACAGAATTTGACAGTTTACATTAACTGTATTGTGAATTCTTTGTTGATGCGAAGTGCTTATTATCATTTGTATCCTGCCATGGATGGCAATCCTCCACCTTTTAGATGGATGGGAGCTGTCATGACGTATGGAGATGATGTGAAAGGTTCTATTCGTGAGGGATTTGATTGGTTCAATCATATTTCTTATGCCAATTTCTTGTCTGAGCGTGGAATTATCTTCACCATGCCTGACAAAACCTCAACTCCTACACCTTATATGAATGATAGTGATGCCGATTTCTTGAAGCGTCATAATTATTACTGTGAGGAGACTGGGTTGATTCACGGAGTACTTGATGAAAATTCTATTTTCAAGTCACTCCACACCGTTTTGAGGTCAAAGGCTATTTCGCCAGAGGACCAGAGTGCACAAAATATTGATGGTGCGCTTCGTGAGTGGTGGCAGTACGGACGCGAAATGTATGAGAAGCGTCGTACGCAAATGCAAAATGTGGCGCAGAAAGCTAATGTGGCTCATCTGTGCTCTGAACTTGAAACCACCTATGATATGAGGTTGGAGATGTTCAAGGAGAAGTATGATGTTTAAAATTCTCCGTCCTGTCCTGGGATGACGTTAAACTCAATCCGAACCCCGGAACTATTCGTGGTATAAGTTTAAAATAGTATTTTTGTATTGGATACCACACGTTACGTGTTTTATGTGATATCTCTATATGTGTAGGCTTGCAAATCTATGGCAGTCAGTGGACTACCCCTATTTAGGGGAGGTTTAGCCAACCAAATAATTACATTGCGGACGATGCTTTGAGTAGAGCATACGATCCTAAGTTCATAAATTACTTACTACAGAAATTAATAATACTAATAACAATAATTCACTTAATAGTGGAGCTGAGGGAGGTGCAGCTTTTAACATCTCTAAAGTCTCAAATGAAACGAGCGCCCAGACGACGAACTTTGTCGATGGGGACACTCCGTGGTCATACGACATTGTCGCAAGCCCGGACGAAACTACGAAGCTTTCGGGCTTCAATGATGCGGATTTGGGGAATTTTCTTAGCAGGCCTATCAAGATCAAGGAATACCAATGGACTCCATCCGCAGCCCTCTCGGTTACGCGATTCAATCCGTGGACCGAGTTTTTTGGCAATGCTGATGTTCTTGATAAAATTAATCGCTACCGTAATCTTAGGTGTAACCTCCGATTGAAGGTTCTAGTTAACGGAAACAGTTTTTATTATGGTCGAGCACTTCTTTCCTATAATCCTTATGTCACAAGTGATGAAATTACTGTCAACAGAACTTTTGTTGCGCAGGATTTGATTCAGGCTTCTCAGAAGCCCCATCTTCTCTTGGACCCTACATCTTCGCAGGGTGGAGAAATGCTTTTGCCTTTTATTTGGCCAGAGAACTATCTGGACATTACTAAAGCAGGATGGCCTGACAATATGGGAGAGATTGATATTCATGATTTTGATGTTCTACAACATGCTAATGGAGGTACTGATCCAATCACTATCTCTGTTTTCTGTTGGGCTGAGAATCTTACTCTTGCTGTTCCTACTACCAATGCCGCTCAAGGTCATGTTGAGGAAGCAGATCTTGATGAATTTGGTTTCCCAAAGCCTTATGATAAACAAGCAGGATCAAAGCAGAAGAAGCAAACCATGAAAGCTTCAAATACATCTACCAATGACGAGTTTTTGAAGGATGGTCTGATCAGTAAACCAGCCTCTGCAGTAGCAAAGGCAGCTGATACGTTAGCAATGATTCCTGTACTTGCCCCCTATGCCAAAGCAACTTCTATGGTTGCAAGCAAATTGGGCGCTGTTGCAAGAATCTTTGGTTACTCGAGACCGCAAATCATGGAAGACACCAAGGCTTTTGTTCCCCGTTATGCAGGGAACTTGTGTAATTCTGATGCTCCTGAGAGTCTTGTCAAACTCACTCTTGATTCCAAGAACGAACTTTCTATAGATACTCGTCTTATGGGTTTGGGTGGAGAAGATGAACTCACAGTCAATTCCATATGTCAACGTTGGTCTTATTGGAGATCGTTTGACTGGCCTGAAACTGCAGTAGCAGATGATATGTTATCTTCTATGATTGTTGCACCACTATACGGTACTACCCTTGTGGCGGCTCCAGTTACTGAGATCCATTCTACTGCTCTTGCTTTTGGTGCTTCTCCTTTCGATGCATGGCAAGGTTCCATCAAATTTCGATTTAACGTTGTTTGTTCAGAATATCACAGGGGAAGGTTGAGGATTGTTTATAATCCTGCTACTAATCCGGCAGGTGCCATTCCATTCAACCAAGTTTATTCCACTGTGATTGATATTTCAGAGAACAGGGACTTTGAATATGAGGTCAAATGGGCTGATATTCGTGCCTGGGCGAGGAATGTTGGAATTGATGGTATTCCCGCAGCTACTATTCATGATGACGTTAATCCTGTGACCGCAGGAGGGACCACAGATAATGGTTCTATTACAGTTTATGTCGTTAATGAGTTGGCTACACCATCAACTACTGCCGCGGATGTTAAGGTTCAAGTCTGGGTTAAAGCAGGAGATGATTTTGCAGTGGCAGTTCCTACTACTAAGAATCTTTCACAACTATCTGTCTTCGAACAACAATCCGAGACAGCTCCTGCATTGGCTACTTCTGAAGATACTTCCAACTCTCCAGGTTGTGTAACTGAAGTTGCTTCTTTTGCACCTGGTGAATATATACCGGAAGATAATCAATACTTGGTTTATCAAGGTGAACGCATTGTCTCTTTCCGAGAAATGTTGCGTCGATACCATTGGCACAATGTATACTTTCCTGCAGGAGTAGGTACTAATGCTAACAACCGTAAGGTGTGCTTTAACTTGCACAATTTTCCTTTCTATCGTGGTTGGGAGCCATCTGGACAAGATACTGCCACATCTTCAACAGGAACTGACGGGTACAATTTCGTTAGTGAAACTCTGCTTAACTATTTGACACCTGCATTTGCTTGTAGACGAGGTTGTCTTAGGCATAAAATGATTTATACATCTTATGGTGCTGCTGCTCGTATGGGCACTATGACTGCTACTAGACATAATCTTACTGGAGCTAATATTTCAGAGACAGCTCATGATTTGAATGGTGTGAATGGAGATCGTAGAAGTGAGATGCTTGAGACTGAAATGACTGGTCTCGGTGGATCACATACCACTGCGGTTCTCAATAATCCAGTATTGGAGTACGAGACTCCTTATTATACCAATGGTCAGCGTTTTGAACCTGCACGATTTGTGGGCAGGTATAATGCATTTGATCATGGTCATGAGTTGGCAGTTGATGTTGTTGGCGGAACTACTAGTGATGATGTCAAAATTGATCATTACATTAGCATCGGTGAAGATTTCCAGTTGGGAATGTTTACTGGAGCTCCAATCATGTATGCTTATGCGGATCCCGTACCAGTGACATAAATCTATTGGGTCAGATTTACAAACACTATTTTTACATAATTTATATATATGTTTTAAAAGTCGTGGTGGACTTTTCGTTTTCAAAAACACCAGAACCTTCTTCTATGAAGCAAACTAGACGTAAGAAACTATAAACAATTAGTTAGAATACTGTTCGGCGACCGAACGGGGGCATGGATATGCTTATATCCATACCTAGGCGAGATGCTATGCATCTTACACTGAATTACTTTGTAATCCAGGGTTTTATATACTAAACCTTTGTAAGATGTTCGCATCTTGCATAGGTTTGGAATTTTTACCTGGGTCGCAAGTTCTTAAAGTGTATGCCTGAAGTAGTGTATCATTTTGATTCTGTCCTTATGTGGTTACCAATCCACGCGAGGAATCAAGATGTTCAGGTCGCTATCGC